ATCCACCTGTCTTTTCTATAAATTTTGAAAAACCATTTACTTGTAGATCTTTTTCAACAGAGTGCACTAACTTGTAGTTTGTTTGTATTACTTTGTTATAATCACCAGATATTAACCAATATGTTTTAAAAGGAATATATAATGAATAAACATAATTATCATTATTGTTATATAAATTAGCGTAATCATTTTGATTAATTTCTAAAAATATATTTTCATTTGTTTTTTTACAAAAATATCTTACAAACTGTCCTATAGAGTAGTCATAAGATGAAGGTTTTGGAAAAAAGGAAGTTGGAAGTTGTCTTACCTGGTTTGTAAGAACAATGATTGATGTATTGCCTGAGGAATAATCTAGTGATGATTGTGGGGTGAAAAATGTAGCGACTTGGGATATAGTATTTGGTGTGTCTTGTTGTATTGATGTTTGAGCAGATGGAGCATAGATAAGTTCTTTATTTCCTGTTGTTGGTGATTTTCCTTCAAAGAAAGTACCATTATATAGAGAATAATAAAAACCTGTATAACTTGTTCTGTCATCAGCATAAATATATTCTTCACCATTAGTGTAAAGTCCGGTTTTTATTTTATTTTTTGGATAATACATAATTACAAACCAATAACATTTTTGATATGAGGACTTTCCATTTTAAATCCTTCAATACTATAATAATTATATCTATAAGCTAAATCAGCACACATTAGTTTTTCAATATTTCTTTCACCATCATTCCAAACACGTTTTAAATTATTAGCATAATTTTGAGCATGACCTGGTCCATTCCAAGTAGCTCTATACCACATAAGCAAAGCTCTACCATCTGATAAGAGTAGATTTTTTAATTCTTTATAATTGTTAAAATTTTCCATAACATCATTAAAAGCAGTTGTTATTATAATATTAAGATTATCCACAAGAACTTTATTGTTTGATCCAGGATTATAATAATGTTTCCAAGCACTTTTAATAGGAGGATATTTGTTAATATCCCACTTACCTGTTTTAGTATTTGTATTTACAGCTTTATAACCACCAAATCCAGATATTTTATCAATTTCACCCCAGAAGTTAATTCCAGCAGATTTAATAGTTGCATTATTACTTCTTTCTTGACCTCCTGCAGCTCGGTCTATTCCCCATAATGTTTCTCCTGAGTTTTTGCCTATTTCATATCCAGGTCTTAGGACTCCATCTTTATAAGCATGAGTAGGGTGATAATAACCTCCCTCAAAATAATCTATTACTGCTTTTATAACTTCATCTGCTGTTGAATTTTTAGTAATTTTTTGTTTTCCTTTTACACTTCCTTTAGGTAATTCTAGGCAACTAGCAACTTTACTAGTATTAGTAGCACTAATAGATTGAGCAATAGGTTTAGCGGCATCTGCAGAAATAGGTATTTCTGGTGCATTTATATCTTCTTTATTTATTACTTGACTTTCAACAGTGGTAGTCCATTTGTTGTTACTTATTTCATGTGATATAGACTTTATAACAAAATTATATGCAGAGTTATCATACATTGGAGGTAGAATTTTTTCGTCTGTATCAAAACGTTCAAATATTTTCATACCACCTAACCCCATCATACTTAAAGACAAATTATAAGGTATTACTGTTGGTGAAGGAATAGTTCCACTCTCAACAGCATCATTTATATAATAATTAGCTATATCTCTATTTAAAGCCATAAAAGCATCAATTGTTTCTCTATTTATACTTAATTCATTCCATAACTGACGGGCATAAATTTTAGCTGTTTCTAACATAGAAGTTAAATTATCTTTTGATAATTTCTTTTCATTGTTATTAATTTCAGATAATGATTGTTTTTTAGGAATAACTCTGTCTACTATTCCAGCATTGTATTGTGATAATCCATTAAATTCCATCCCTAAAACATTAGTATCAGATTGAGAAGAAATAGTTATCATATTAGCAAAATCATTTGATAACTGTGAAGTAAAATTCACATCATATATAAATGAACCTAAAGAATAATTTCCATTTGATAAAGGTTCAAAAGCATATAAATTAAATCTAGCTGGGGGGTTTGGATTTGTTTTTAGTTTTCCATATTTTAATACATTATGGTCATAAATTTTTAAACTATTTTCATTTTGATCATAAATTATTTCAAAATTATGAAAATAACCTAAAGCAGCATTTATACCTGTTAATAATTGATTTAAAAAACTAATTAAAACTAAATTACCTTTTTCATCAATATTGTTATTAGCAACAGTAGCTATATAGTTTAAGTTAACATTAATATTCATTAAGTTAGCTACAAAACCATTAATTATAAAATCATTTTTTAGTTCTAAAATACTTAAACCAGCTTCAATATCATTAACATCTCTAGTTTTATCAGTTTGAGGTAAAGGTTTAACTTCAGTATCATCAATAAGTTGAATTTCATTATTATTAATAGTCCAAGTTCCTTGTCTTGTAAGTGTGGATTCTTGTAAATTAAATTGAAAAAATCTATTTTTTGTTATGTAAATAACAGATGATGGGAATTCTCTTTTATAGGCTTCATTATTCCCTTCTATTAAAGGAATTTTATCTACTTTTTTAGAAGAAGACCAATTACTAGTAGTATTTACTTTATCAAAATTAGCTTGTGAAGCTTGAAGTGCTACTTTTTCTTTTCTAAGAGTTTCACCACCACCAGCATTTGTATTAAATAATGAAGGTAATGCTCCATAAAATTGAGGAGAATTTTTATCTTGACTAGATGGGTTTGTATCAGTTCCATCTTTAACTTCTCTATCAAAAGATTCTTGAACTCGTTTTCTGGCCGCACCAAAATATTCATGGTTTTTTACGGGACCATCTAGTACAGGAATTAAACATATTTCTGGATCTGCTGAAATATGTTTTGAGTAATGCATACAATAATTGTTAGGTCCTGTGTCTATTTTAAAATATGGAAGAGAAATTGATTTATTATATAATAATAAATTGTTTTGCATCCAATTTAATAAAGGTCCTAATTTAATAAAATATAAAAATTCATTAGATGAATTTGATGTTGTTGTTGATATTCCATTTTCAAGGGTTTCAGTACTAAATTCAATTTTTTCTACTTTCATAGAAATAATACTTTGGGCCCCACCATCTGTATTTTTAGTAAGAAAATCTCTCCAATTTTTTAACTGTTTATTTAATCTTGATTTTTTAGCAAATCTATCAATAACATTATCCGCGGATAAATCTTCCCCTGTTAATTCTAATAATTCACTTTGAAGTTTACTAACTTCATCATTTAAACTAATAATATCTTTTGTTATATTATCAACTTTTTCTTTTGCAATAGCAGTGGATTGTCCTACTTGTTGTGCCATTTTAATTAATATTTAGGTCCATAACTTACAGTTTCACCATCATTAGAATATGCTCTTTGTAAATGTTCCGCTGGTTTTTCAGCAGCATATGCTTCAGCAGCTTTATTTTTTTCTTGATTTTTTCTTTCTATTTCTCCAGGTATTGCAGCTAATCTAGCTAATATTTCCTGTTCTCTTTTTCTTCTTTGATCCGCAGTTAAAGCAGCATTTTTTGTATTACTAGCTTGAGTAGGGTCAACATTATTAATTTTTAAATTTTCAATTAAATCACCCTGAGAAATAGCATAAATAGTTATTTTATAAGTTCCATTTGGTTGGAATGTAAATTTGAAATTTTTAATCACACCATAGAACCCTTCATAATTTCCTGAACGTTTTTGTTTTTCAAATTTTATATCTTCTAAAAGAGTATATTGAGTAGATATATTAGGTTCTGTAAAAAGAGATTTAAATGGTGAAGTTATTAAATCTTTATTATTATAAACTACACCTCTACTATTATTATCTACATAGTAAGTCCATCCCCACTCTAATAAAAAAGTATAACCAGGATGCATAAATAAAGTATCAATTATATTTAATTGTTCTCTATTAAATGCTGTAATTTCTATTTCAGCTGTAGCTAATGTTCCTCTGTTTATATAACCTATTTTTACAGAATCAATACCAGGCATAGGTCTGATACCTTGAGTTAAACCTCCAAAACCATAAGAATGTTTTAATGAAGTATTTTTGTCATCAATAAAATATTCTGTATTGTTTGATGAAGGATTAAAAAGTTGGTTTCCTTCTGAATCAGTTGTTAATGAAGAAACACCATTATATAAAATAAAGTTTTTAGCTAGTTTATTTCCAGCATAGTTATTATTTAATCCTAATTTTTTAGCTCTTGCTTCAGTAATATTTACACTAGATGCTAATCTAACCCAAGCAGAATTATTATGCTTCCATTGTAAAGCATATTCATTATTAGAATTAAAATCAGAACTAACTTCTGTTCCTAAATATCTTTGTCTAAGACCTATTTGGTCAGTTACATATTTATCAAAAACTTCTCCTATAATGTTTCCAGGCATATTATTGGTTATTTAATTGTTTAAAACTTAAAATTATATTATTTAAATCTAAAGGTATTCTAATTTGAGTACCTTCAGGAATGTATAATGAATTTAATCCTACATCAGGATTAGCAGAAGATATAATCCAATAATATTCAGTAGAACCATAATATTGTTGAGATAATTTATCTAATCTATCACCTATAGTAGTGTATACATAAATATCTGTATCTAAATAAGGAATTTCAGGGTATTTTATTCCTATATAAGAAACAATAACACTAGACTGGTTATAAGTGACTTGAGAAATTGTATTAATATATCTTTCCATTATACAGCAATGTTAGTTGAAATGAAATTAGCTCCTTTTTTAGGTATAAAATTATGAACTGGAGTAAAGTTAATATTAGTTGTAATAACACTAGGTAATATACTAGCATTTTGTAGTTTTTCACCATTAACATCTCTTGCTATATCCCAAGGTATGTTATTAGCTATAGTGTAACTAACTGATGTTAGGAATCCAGGTACTTGTAATAAATAATCCCCAATAGTCATTTTAACAAAACATCCTCTCATAAATCCTGTTGTAGATGAATAATCAGGAGCAGTCAATGAAGCTAAATAATTTATTTTTTGATATTGAGGAGATTGTTCTGCTCTTGATTCTACAGCTATAGTGAATCCAAAACTAATAGTTCTTTGAAAATTATCATATATATAAAAATTTTCACCTCTACCCGAGTATTTAAAAGGTTGCCAATTCCCATTAAAATTGTCTGTAAAGTTTTCTAAGTAGGCTCTAAAATGAATAAATTCATATTGTGAAGGATCATCATTATTTACTACTTGAAAATAAAAAGGTATTAAATCTGAATTAGATAATGATGGAGATACACTGTCACTTTTATATATATATGATAAATTAATACTATCACTAGGGGTACCTGAGGTTAAAGCAGAAATGTCTGAAACATCTTTAGATCTAAGTCCAGGGTCAGACATTCCAAAAGTTGATTGTCTGTTGTTTGTTAAATAATTACTTTTAGCTAAAAAACTTTTAAATGTAGTTGATGATGGAACTGAGTCTCTAAAATCTAAAACACCATCACTTCCATTTATATTAGTTGAATTATATTGTTTAGGATTTGTTTGGGCTAATTCTGAGGATATTATAGTACTAAATTTAGAAGAAGCGGCTTGTTCTTTATTTACAATTACAATATCTTTAAATGTTTTTGATTCTCTATTAATATTTACTAAAGCAGTATTAATAATAAAATTATCATCATTAAATTGAATACCAAAAGCTTTTGATACTTTAATATTTGGAGAAGAAGAAACTTTTAATATTTTTGATTGATATAATAAAGTTAAACGGTTAGTATTATCTTCATTATATTTGTCTTTTGTTTTAATTAAATATGAGTTTTGTCCTTGTCCATGAGGTAAATCATATAAAAAAGGATTTAAACCTAATTTGTTTGTGTGATCACCAAAAGCATTTCCTGCTATTTGAACTAATGTGTTAATAGGACTGTAAACTTTAACAGGATAAATATCTCCTGGTAGGTTTACTGGGGATGTTTTAATTAGTAAATTTTGTTGGGCTGTGAATAAAATTCCCTCAGTTGATTTTAAGAATTTACCAATTCGTATTTCATCATCTTTAATGTGTTTAGCAACTGATGCTCCTCCTCTAATAAACAGATCATTACTCAACCCTACATTACCTATATCTTCTAAAGGTAATCCAAAACTATCTTTAAAAGGAATAGTTATAAAAGGCTGCCCACTCCAACCCCCTCCAGGTCTATCATAACCATAAGGTATACTTTTTTGATCAAAATTACCTTCTGCTATAGCTTCTGGTTTTGTAGCATATTCAGAATTAGCAGGATATTTTTGAGAAAAAGTATATTCCTTATAATAAGATTGTAAATCTGTTAATAGATTTTTTAAAGACATTACTCAGGTAAGTTATCTAAATACTTTGAAGGTGTTTTTCCATTTAAATCTAATTGTGAAGGTCTAGGTAAACTATTAACAGTACCATCTAAATAAGCCATATAGTAAGCATTAACTCTACTAAAATTAGACCCATTTAAAGAATATCCAGGTTTGTCGCCATCAGCATGCAGTATAGAATATCCTGTAGCTAATGGATTTGTTGATGGGGTTTTTCCATCATAAGCTGTTAAATTTGATCCTTTTGTTGCTAGTAAATCTTTAATTCCCATAGTTGTATTTTTGTTATAAATATTTTAAAATTATTTTTGTCTATAATTTCCTACAGCCACTGCTGTTCCTACTTTATTACCTGACATTACAATATCACGTTGTTCTGAAAGTTGGCCAGATATTTTTTCTAAAAGTGTATTAGTTTTTTCTGAGCCTTCAGCTCCACCACCTGAAATTGATGTGTATCTATCTGCTTCATTTTGGGTTTTATTTAAATTAGAATATATTCTTTGAGCTCTTTTACTAGCATCACTACTCATAATTTTTTTATTTGAAGATTCAATAGTATCTTTTTCATAACTATCTATTATAGCTGAGATTCCTGATCCTACTAATCCTACTCCAGCACCAACCAATGCACCCATTGGTCCCAACATAGAACCTATCATTGCTCCTTGACCTGTAGCTGATAATATGTTTCCTCCTGTGCCTCCTATTGCTTGTCCTGCTAACATTCCTAAACCACCTAAAGCACCAGCACCCATTCCTGTTAAACCACCTTTAGTAGCACCTATATTTATACCTCCTTTTGGTGCTTGACCTCCTCCTGGTAAAAATTGTCCTCCTTTATAAAAAGTTCCGGCTGTTCCTTTTTGGTAAAAATTACTCATAAATCCTCCACCTCCACCTCCAGCTCCACCTGTTGCTGGTCCAGATCCTACTACCTTAACAGGAATACCTCCTACTAACATTCTAAGTGCTCCAAAAGCAGCTAAACCTCCTAATATTTTACCTACAGGACCAATTAAAAATTTTCCTATAGACATAAAAGAACCAGCTACATTTTTAGCTATTTCAGCTATTTTAGTAATACCTCCATTTTTAATAAATTTATCAAAACCATTTAAAATTTTAGTAAATAAAGGCTCTAATTTAGTTACAAAAACTTCTTTTGCTTTTTCTAATAAATTATTTAATTTTTGCTGAAAAGTAATATTTTGTACTTGAGATTTTAATTTATCATCTCCAATTTTAGCTAAAAATGCTTCTTTATCAGTTACTTTATCATACTGGTTTGCCAAATCATTTACATCTTTAGCTCCTAATTTATTAGCAGCGTTTAACATTTCTTGATTTTCCAACATTTGACCAAATTCATCACGTTGAAAACCTAAAGATTTAGCAATAGATTCTTGCTGAATACGATTCATTTTACTGAATTTTTCAGCTGTAATACCTTGATTGGCTATTTCTTTTGCTAGTCCTGCTATATCATTATTTAAAGCAAAAGTTCTTGCTTTTTCTAAATTAAGATTTTGTCCTGTTAATAATTCTGCTTCTAATTCAGCTCCAATAGAATCTTCAAAATTTAATAAACTACTTGCAGCTGCATCTAATTGATTAAATTCAGCACCTAATTTTTTAGCTTCAATAACTGATCTTACTAATCCTTCTGCTCCACCTTTAATATTTAATCTTTGGGTAGCAGTAGTTTTAGCAATAGATTCCATAATCTCTTTATCACTTAAAGCAATTTTATTTTGAGATTTTTGAATAGTTATCTGTCCAGTTAATTGAACAGACATATCTTTAAGGCTCTTACCTTGCAGTACTGAAAATTTATACTGGGTAATAGCTGCTTCTTTACTTAATCCTAATCCTTTAACTAAGTCATTATAGCTTTCTAATGTTTCTTGAGTAAAATTAGCATAAGTACCAGCTACAGAGTTTAAGTCATTAAAAGATTCAGTTATATTCCCCGTTGTAGATAATATATTAGTAGAATGAGCTGAAATATGAGCCATTTCTTGGGCTGTTTTTCTAGCATTTTCTGGTGTTGTACCAAAGTTTTTACCTATATCTACAGCTCGTTTATCAAATTCATTAAATAAATGAACAATAGTAGATAATAAACCACCAGCTGCTCCTATTAAAACTAAAGGATCTGTTAAATTTTTCTTTAAAGATGAGCCTAAAGATTTTAAAGCAGCACCTAATACATTCCATCTGTTACCTGTAAGTTTAGATGCTTCTTCATTAGCTGCTTCTAATGCTTTTTTAGTATCAATAAATTTATTTAAAATGGGAATTTGATTGATACCATCTAGTATCTTACCAGTAACACCTAGATTTTTTTCTATATCAACATAAACTTTATTTAATCTTTCAGCGTTAGCTACTTGTTCTTTAGAATAAATAACAGCGTCCCCTAAAAGTTCTGCTATTTTTAATAATGATTTTTGCTCAGCACCTCTAGAGGTTTGAGCTTTTCTCATGAATTGATCTCTTTGTTTTTCTAAAGAAGCAATTTCTTTAGCATTTTTAATTAATAATTCTTCAAAAGATTTTCTTTCTTTTGAACTTTTTAGAGAATTAGCATTAATTTCAGCTAATTGTTTTCCTAAATTAGTACTAGTAGATAAAGTACTATTAAATATTTGTTGAGTATCACCAGTAACTTTATTAAGTTCTTTTATATTTTTACTTAAAGCCCCAGATAAGGAGTAGATACTTTCTTGAATAGAAAGTGCTTCTTCTCCTATATCTTTTAATAACTTTTTTGGATCCTCTTTAGCCATATATTAATAAATATTAATGGATATTATTTTTTAGATACCCCAGATTTATATAATAATTTTTGATTAGGAGGGGTTGGATTTTCTTGACTATGTTGTTTTAAAGCATGTATAGTTTTATTATAATTAGCTTCATCATTATTATTAGTTTTATCATAATGAGATTTTAATTGTATTAATACAAACTTTCTAATCCATATAGGTAAATTATAAACAGTATTGAAGTCATAACCTCCTTGACTCCAAAAACAAATATCATGAATTTGTAGAAATAAATCTTTTCTTGCTTCAGGAGCATTATCAAGACTCAGGCCAAAAAAAGCTAAGCCCAATAGGTATATTAATCTCCTCCTCAAGACCATCTTCAGTTTCTACAGTAGTTTTAGTAATAACATCTGGTTGGATTTGGGTGATATATTTTCTAAATTCTCTTGAATCTTTAGCTAAAAAAGCATTATCAACAAAATCACGTATTACTTTTTTATCAACATTTCCATCAATAGCTAAAATCATTTGTTTAAAACGAGTAGTTAATTCTGGAGTGTTTTCTTTGTTGATTTTTTTAATTCCTTCTAATTCTGATTCTATTGCTTTTTCATCTTTACCTGTTAATAATTTAAAAGTTATAGATACTTTTGATGCAGGTAATGTATAAAAAAATTCATTTTTACCTTTAGCAAACAAGGTTTCATCAATTTCTTTATTGTCTAAAGAAGTTAAATCAACAGTATGTTCTTTATCAAAATAATTAAATTTATATTCTGATCCATAGCCTAAAATACGAGCAGCGATTAAAAGAGCATTTTTATCACCAATAATTAAATCTTCTATTTTAATATTTTTATCAATAATTAAAGACTGAAGTAATTTATCAAAAACTACTCCTTTAGAAATATAAGATTGGTTTGTTAAAATATCTTCTTCTTTAGCTGTCATGTATTTCATTTCAACTTTACCAGAAGATAATGGAGATGTTTCAGGATATACTAAACCTTTTGAAGGTAAATCTATAACCTCTGTTGGAAAATTAAATTCATTCATATTATTTATAACTTTATTGTCCTATATAAATATATAGAAAACAAAAAAGCTCACAATTTCTTGTGAGCTTCTTTATATTTTCTTTTTAATTAGAAGTTTAATACACAATAGTCAGGTTGAACTGTCATAGTAATATTAACAGCGGTATCTACAGTATCCCAGTTATACTCACCAAAGTTAGCGTCTGTGATAAAGGCTCCTTTTAATACCCATTCTGAAACAATATCACCTACTGGTCCTAGTACGTCAAAGGTTAGGTCTTTCTTATAGAAATCACTGTAACCATCTCTACCTGTTACTGATTCATGATGTAAACGAACCCATTCCATTACAGCTTGAGCACCTGAAGGGGTAATAGGGTCGAATAAAGTAAACTGTACAGGATTCCATTTAGTTACACCTTTAACATAACGTTGTACGTTAATATGATTTAAGGGAACTGTACCTTGAGTTAAACTTATAGCACCTACTCCTTTGATTTCATAAGCGGGAATACCGTCAATATACATAATGAAACGGTTCGCCTGTTTTGGTTCAAAGGCGGTGAAAAATATTTCGTTTGGGTTTAATACTGCCATTTTATTTATTGTTTATTATAAATATTTAAATTTTAAAAAATTAATCAAAAGTTACTCCTGTTGGTAAAATGTTGAAATTCAAGTAAATAAATTCAGCAGTTTTAGTAGGTTGTAAATAAATAGCTCCAACTAATTGGTTTCTATCAATTACATCTGCTGTATTATTTGAATCATCCATTACTACTTTAAAAGCATATAAACCTTGTCTTTGTTGTACTGATGCTAAGTATGGATTAATTTGTGATAAGAAAATATTACGAGTAGCAATAGTATTTTGTTCAAATACTAAGTTATTTGCTACTTGAGAAATATAAGATTTTAAAGAAATTAATAATCTTCTTACATTTACTCTATCTAAAGCAGATGCTTTTGTTTGTAATGTTTTCTGACCATATACTACAACTCCAGTTCCTGGGAAAGTAGCAATTGGGTTAACTTTACTAGTATATAAAGTGTCTCTGTTTGTTTGAGATAATCTTTGTTCTGCTCTAATTACATTTCCTAATCCACCTCTATTAATACCAGCTGGTGCAAACCAAGGCTCACTAACATTGTCATTATAAGCATATACACCACCTATCATAGTTGATGCTGGTACCCAAACGTTAGCTCCTATATCTGGATCAATTGTTTGTAACCAAGGCCAATATGAAGCAGCATATGAAGTATTACGAGAAGATGCTTGAGTAGTTATTGCTGTAACTGTTGAATTATAAGGTACTAAATCTAATACAAAAATACTATCTCCTCTATTTTCAGTATTTGAAATAATAGAAGTTACTTGTGAAGTTTGTAATGAGTTAAATAATCCAGGAGTTAATAATACATTAAATCTATAATCATCAGCATTAGATAATAAATTAATCATATTAGTATAACTAGCACTTGGAATACCTTGAGATCTGTTACCATCTGTGATTTGATCATAATATTGACCATTAGTAGCAATAGTACCAATAGCATTAGTAAATGATCCACTTGCATTTACTGGGATTGATGCTGTATATTCTGATTTAGCTATACCATTATTATCAAAATAATTTGGAGTTGGATTAGTTACTGATTTTATTCTAACATATCTTGAAGCGTTAGGGAATGAACCAGTTATTTCTATTTGATTATTTGTACTATTATAGTTTAAAGTATAATCACCAATTACTTTTAAAATGTAATTAGGAGCAAAAGGATCTAATGATAAATTTGTCCAAGTTTCTAAAACAACAGGACTAACAGTATTATCATTACCTTGTCTAATTAATAATGAAAAAGTACCTGATGATGTATTAGCATTTTGTATTTCCCATCTAATATTATCTATACTACCAGAAATTAAAGCCCCACTAGCATCTAATGAGCCTGAATTATTCATTATAATACCTTCAGATAATGTTTCTAACACAAAAGAACTTGAAATATTAGAAGCACCACTAAAATTAGTAGTAGTACTTCCTGATACATAAGTATAAGCATTTAAAGTAGAAGCAGGAACTGATGTTCCTATTAATGATGTTTTTGAATTAAAAAACAACCCAGTAGATCCAGAAGCACTAGCAGTGATAAATTGTAAAGATGAACTATAAGGAGCTACTGAAGAACTAACATTAAATGATGCTGTGATATTACCAACAGTTGCAGCTGCGTTTGAACCTGAAGGTACAAATATAGTTGTTGCTGTATTAGTTGGTGCTGGACTTCCAGTTACAGCAATTGTAATTCCATTAATTGAAAAAGATCCGGTAGGAGTAATAAATGGAGCTAAACTAGCACTACTAACTGTAACTGAGGATGTAGTTGATAAAATTGAATTAGCAATAACACTACCAATTGAAGCCGATGTTTGGGCATATGTGAATGAACCACTTACTACTCTTGTTACTAATAATGTTTCACCACCGTTTGCAAAATAATTGTAAGCAGAAATTGATGTAAAATAAGTATAAACGTTACTTGCACTAGTAAAAGTAGTACCAAAAATATTTTGATATTGACTATATGAAGTAACAATTGTAGGAACTTCTACTGGGCCTTTTACAGTAGGACCTATAATAGCTGCCCCAACAGTTACTGGTTGTTGGGTGATAAACGACTGATCGTTTTCTAAGGCTAATACGCCAGGTGATATTAAAGTTGATGCCATTTTTTTTTAGTTTTTATTCTGTTATAAATATGTTAAAAAATTTCAAAAGTAAGATTAACTTATAACTAATTAAATAAAAACCTTTTATATATAAGTATTATTATTAAATATACATTATGATATAATGGAAATTAGAATTTGCAACTGATGATTCAAAAGTAAGAGTAGGTCCTATTAAATTATTAACTACTATTGAGCTTACACTACCTGAGGCTGTTGCTGTTATAAAACAGTTTGAACCTAATACTTTACCATTAATCTCAGCAATAGAAACAGATGCTGTTAGTGGAGCAGCTCCTGTTTTAGATGCTCCAGCTATAAATTTAAATGAAGAATTTGGAATTAAAGCACTACCACTAGGAACAGAAGAACCAAGTACTATTGGAGATACAGAGGCAAATGAAGATGTACCTAATAAACTTCCAGTAAATGATCCAGTAAATGATCCTGTTAAATTTGCTGTACCTAAGTATGAACCTGTGTGTGACCCAGTAAATGATCCTGTTAAATTTGCTGTACCTAAGTATGAACCTGTGTGTGACCCAGTAAATGATCCTGTTAAATTTGCTGTACCTAAGTATGAACCTGTGTATGATCCAGTAAATGATGAAGCAGTTACAGCATTTGATACTCTAATACTACCTGATTGGTTTAAACTACCAGTTAATGTTAAAGAACCTGATAAAGTTATATCATATGATACTAATCCAGTAAAAGCATCTACTGATTGAGTAACATGACCTACTTGAATAGTAGCTCCTGTTGTTATTCCGGTTTTAGATAATACAGCCATTTGTTATAAATATGTTAAAATTAATTAATTGTCACATCAAAATACAAACCTGTAAATCCACCAAACGCGGCTACATCTTCTGTTCCATAAGTAGCGGAATCAAAAGTAGTTGCACCTGGACCAGCTGGTAGGGTTTGTCCAGCAAATTTGGAAGTTCCATTTATAGATAAATCTGCGTCTCCTCCAGCAAATGAGGGAAACAACCCACCAATTGCTACTTTCCAATATCCTCTAAAAATAATTGGATCATCTGTTTGACTTATAGAACTTGGTCCAAAAGAACCAGAAGCAGCAGCGTTGCCTCCTCCCGCTAGATATTGATATGAAAAACCGAATCCCCATAACTCAACATTTACGGTAACATCATTATCTATAGGAAACGGTGGAGGAGGAGTAGATACTAAATTATTAGTTATATTTAAAGTGACCTGAAATGTTGAGTTATCATAAAAATAGGTTTTACCACTAAAATTTTGAAATGAATAATCTGATGATAACCCTGTTAAACCATAAATTCTATTACCCCCAGTCATTGTTCCTTGACCCCAAGCATTATATGATATAAAATTACTTCCATTAGGACCATCAAAATAAGAACATGAAGCTAATGTAGCAAAACTTACATCAGTACCCATAGTACCAACACCATTAGCTTCTTCATAAATACTAGTTAAACTAATATTAGAGGTTGGAACTGCCATTTTTTAATTCATTAATTTGAGTTTGTAAATCTTTAACAGCCTCAATTAATAAAGCTACTATTTTTTCATATTTAACCGCCTTATAACCATTATCACGAGTGGTTACAATATCTGGTAATATTTTTTCTATCTCTTGAGCTATAACACCTATGTCATGTCCTTCATTTTCATGAATACCAGATTTAGGTATCCAATCAAATTCATATCCATTTATTTGATTTAATTTTTTTAATGGATTAGATATAATTTGTAAATTAGTTTTTAATCTTTCATCTGAAGAATAAAATGCTACAACATCATTAGTTGCTCTAATTAAGCCTACAGTAGCAGGGGCTGCTGTGCCTACACCTAGTGAACTACTTATAGTTATTGAACCTGAAAAAGTACCAGATCCTGTTGTCGCTAGTGAACTTGTTCTAGATGTAAATAAATATGGAGACAACATTGAAGATGTAACACTTGTTAGTACATAAAGAGGTGCTAAAGATGCTGTTAAAGTAAATGAACTACTAACCGCATTACTAGCCCATGATGCTGTACCAGTTAATGTTCCTACAAAGGAACCAGTGAATGAAGAAGCAGTTACATTAGATAAAATAGCTGCAGATCCTGAGGTGATTAGTTTTTTCCAGTTTGGCATAAATTTTTATTATGGTTGGTTACTAGGATTGCCTAGTCCACTTCCCTTTCAGGCCGATAATATACTAATAAATATTATGAGGTTGTTGTTTTATTTGTTTTTTTTGCTTCTTTAGCAATAAGAAGTTCAAGTTGACGTTGACGTTCTTGTTCAAATTCAATACGTTCTTGTTCTTGAATTTGTATATTCATTTGAATTTGAAAAGCAACCTCATCTAATTTATTTTGTAAAGCAGATACTAATCTAGCATTTCTACCAGTAATAGAAACCACATCTATAGATTGTAAGATTATAGTGATTTCATCAAGAGTAAGTCCTATTGGATATTCCATAATTATTTATCCAAATATAAATACTGATTTTGTAATTTCAAAACTAAATTATAAAGAGGTTCAATATTTTCTCCTTTAAAAGTAGTTTGTCTAATTATTTCAAGTAATAAAGATATTTCTTCTTTATTTAAATTATTATTTGTATCATTCACAACAATAGGAGAAGAATCTATTGAATTTTGTGTAACTATATTAGAACTAAAAAAAGCCATATACTATATTATTAAGAGAATATCCAAATTGATTCATCAGCTGAGTTAATATGCATACTACCATAATAACTACCAGTACCACCAAATGATGGATTGGCACTAGGAGCAGCTCCTGAACTTGAAACTGATACTAAATAAGAGTCAGGAGTTACTGATGTTGCTGTTCCTGATATGTTAAATGCAATACCAAATCTACCAAAAGTACCTACAGCATCTAAGAAAATAGCTGAACCAACACCTGAAGAACTGTATTGCATAACAATACCAGAATCTTGTAATGTTGATGAACCACTATTTAATAATATAAATTGGTCTTTAACATATAAATTAGTACTATTAATAAATGAAGCAGTACCATTTACTGTTAAATCACCAGAAATAGTAGCATTACCTGTTACTCCTAAAGTACCAATAGTTGCTGAGGTAAAGTAACCAAGTAAACCTTCAACAGCTCCAGCAGAACCAGGACCACCTGCTGGTGAACCTGCTCTAATAAATCCAGATGCTGCTGTAACATTACCTGCAGTTGCAATTAAGTTAGTACCTGCTGTCACTGTTGTTGCTGCTGATACTATATTACCTGTTAAAGTAGCAGAAGCTGAAATGTTAGAACCAGTAATATTCTGTGAGAATAAACTTACTAATCCAGCAATTGTGGTTGATGATGCTCCTAAAGCAGTCGGAGTACTTCCTATAGTAATAGAACTGTTAGTCAATCTAACATTAGCAATAGAGCCATCTTTTAGAGAAGCACTGACTGCTGTGCCAGCTATTACTGTAAAATCAATTTCTGGACTGTCAGGAAAATGTACTGCTTTGAATACCTCATTATTAGAACCTGTAATAAAATGTGCTGAAGAAGTATTTAATGATACTGCATCCGCTGCAACTGAAATACCATCTCCTGCACCTACTGCTAAAACACCATTTGATGATGCTAAACCAGCACCTGCTGCAAAAGTACCATAAGAACCACTATCAAAAGTAAATACACCTGTTCCATTGTTATATGCTAAATAAGCAGAAGCGGCAAGTAAAGTTCTAGAACCTGTAATAAAGTGTGCTGAAGAAGTATTTAACGTAATTGCACTTCCTAAACTTGCTGTAATTAAACCTAAACCTGATATTTGTTGATTAAGGTTACCTAATGTAATCTTTTGAAGAGCAACAGAACCTGATACTACAAAAGGTTCATTTGTTATAGATGTAACTACACCTGGAATATTCAAACCGGTTGCTGTGATACCAGTAATATTAGTACCATCACCAGCAAATGAACCTGTAAAAGAACCTGTCACTTTAGTAGTTGATTGTAATGTAGTAATTACTTGGTTTGTACCTACTGTAGATGAATTTAATATAGCATCACTACCTGAGATTATGACTTTTTTCCAACTTGGCATTGTTTATTTTATTAGTATTGTTTATTATAAATATTTACACTCCAAAAAAGAAATCACCAGAACTAGAATAAAATATTCCTCCAGTAATTGCGGTTGGGGTTGTTGCTCTTGCTTCTAATTGTATAGTACCTTCTGTATTAATTTTAAATAATTCTCTTGAACCTGATTGGATTAAGAAAAAACTAGGGTTAACATTAACAGAGGCTGTTATAGAACCAGTAGAGATTAAATTTGAAGCTCCTATTCCTGAAAATGACCCGGAAAATGAACCAGTAAATGAAGTAGCAAAAACAGATCCTGAAATGATAGTGGATCCTGAAACTTGTAAACCATTCTTTATTATTAATTCACCTGCCATATTAGAAATATCTTAAAATTGCTTTAAATGTGTATGGATTTGGTCCAGAGTTATTTGCTTGTATTGTGTACGGAGGAGTACCATCTGTTAAAAATGATATCACTGATGTATTACCTATATCCCCAGTGACAGTTTCATAATATGTTGAAGTTGGAGTTCCAAGGTTATTAAAATTAGCTATAATAGTGCCTGTTCTTTGATTAGATCCTGATATTATTTGATAATCTAGAAACATAGATGCTGGACCTGATATTGTTT